GCGTTGGTTCTGCACCCAAAACCTTAAAAAGCCTATTGAAAGAGCAAAAAAGCGAATGGTAACAAACCGCTTTGTAAACCGCCTTGCAAAATACAAGGATGATAGGGCATTTTGGGAGAGCCGATACCCCGGCTATACATATGAGCGTGTTGAGGTATGCGAAAACGAATATAACGGCAGGACTTATGTTACTGCCATTATGTTTAACCGGCAACGGCTAAAAGATTGTATGATAAATTAACAAAACAAACTGTTCGGAATTTCCGAACAACTGAAAATTAAAGGAGTTAAACTATGCTAAGTCATTGTTATAAGGACGCAAAAGCTTGTTGCCCTTTTTATCAGGAGCAGAAGCGAGAAAAAAACGGCACTATGTACATAAAATGTGAAAACCCCTTTGAAAAGGGGCGACCTGTTATGTTCTTTTCTAACGCTCAAAAAGGTGATAAATGGCTTAGCGACTTTTGTAACAGCATAGACGGTTGTAAAAACTGTGAAATGTACAAATTTATAATCAAACAAAAATATTTTAAATGAGGTATTGAAATGAAGACTGCTATTATTATTTTAACGGCGGCTGTTTTTGCTATGCTTTTAGCAAATTTAGCCGTAATGCTTATTAAACTTATTGAAAAAAAGACTCAAGAAGCATATCAAAATGGCTATGACTATGCTAATGATGTGTCTACTCGAATGGCGCAGAATGAAGCAAGAAAATATCTTGCTCAAATGCTACAGTCATATAGCATTAAAGATGTTGTTTTTGCTAAAGATGATGTGTTCGTAGTCAAATGGAATGACGGCAAGGCAACTCATGTAAAGCGTAAAGAGGGCGAAGTTGATAACCCTTTCAAAGCGTTCTGCTATTGCTTGTTAAAGCAAATGTACGGTGATAACTGGAAAGCCATGTTTAAAAAATACGGCATAGTCGATACGCAAACAGGAGAAGATGAAAATGCGCCCGGAAATGATTGTGGTTCTTGTGACAGTGCTAATAATACTGTGGAAGAATAATTTTAGTGAATAGATAATTTAAAGCTCTCACTTAACGGTGGGGGCTTTATTTTTTTGGCTTCAAGGGTGTGACATTTGCACTTTTTAAAATGCTAAGGTTTTAAAGAGAGGTGAGTAAGTGAGCAAGATTAATTGGAAAGATATTGAAGCTGAATATGTAAGCAGTGAATTATCTTATCGTGATATTGCGGAAAAATATAAAATTTCCGCTTCGAGAGTGTCTGCGGTAGGCAAAAAGCAAGGCTGGGTTAAAAAGCGAAATGATTATAGAGCAAATGTGGCGCAGGTCACATTACATAACGCACGCACGACTGATATTAAGAATAAATCGCAAAAACTTAATAATCTTATTGAAGCCGGTGATAAACTTTGCGAAGAAATAAACAAGGCGCTGAAAGACCCAAGCCAGCTTTATAGACAAATATTGCGAAATGCAAACGGTGCTGATTCGGTTAAAGTGACAAAAAAGCTTGATACAAAGGCTCTTAGGGACATAGCGTCAACGATATCTACAATGAATGAAACTATAAGAGCGCTTAACGATTTGACGGATGATGAAGATGACAAGAGCGTGACTATTGAAATTATCGAGGGTAAAAAAGAATGGGCACAGTAAAATTACAACTCGATTTCTCGCAAGCAAACCCAAAACAGCAGCAGGCATTGGAAGATAAGCATAAATATATCGGTTACGGCGGTGCTCGTGGCGGCGGCAAGAGCTGGTTTGTAAGAGTTAAAGCTATTCTGCTTGCCGTGTTTTATGCAGGAATTAAAATATTAATTGTTCGACAGACTTATCCTGAGCTTATGAATAACCATATTCGTGAAATGAGAAAAATGCTCAATAAGTTTGCAAAATATGTTGATAAGGAAAAAATATTTTATTTCCCAAACGGTAGCACAATTCAGTTCATGTACTGCCGCAACGACGCAGACCTTGACCGATTCCAAGGCACGGAATTTGATGTTATTTTCATTGACGAGGCAACGCATTTGACGGAGTACCAAATAAAAACTATAGCACTATGTATGCGTGGTGCTAACGAGTTTCCTAAAAGAATATACTTCACTACTAACCCCGGCGGAGCATCACATCATTATTTTAAGCGAATTTTTATTGATAAGGACTATTTGCCTGATGAAAACCCGGAAGATTATTCGTTTATCCAAGCACTTGTTACGGATAATATCGCTCTTATGGCAAAACAGCCTGAGTATTTGCAACAGCTTGAAAATTTACCCGAAAAGCAAAAGAGAATGTTTCTTTACGGCTTATGGGATGTTGCCGACGGAATGTTCTTTGAAGATTTTCGTGTCGGCACAAAAGAGCAGCAAAAAACAGGCGAATACACGCATGTTATTGAGCCTTTTGAAATTCCGCCTAATTGGACTGTTTACCGTTCGTTTGACTGGGGATATCATAAGCCTTTTTCGGTTGGTTGGTGGGCTGTAGATTATGACGGCACGCTATACCGAATAATAGAACTATACGGCTGTGTGAAGAATGAAGCAAACGAGGGCTTGCAGTGGGACCCGCAACAAGTTTTTCAAAGGGTAAAGAAAATTGAAACAACGCATAGGTGGCTAAAAGGCAAAAACATAATCGGTATTGCTGACCCGGCAATATGGCAAAAGACAACAGGTATCAGTATATATGATGTTGCCGCCCAAAACGGTGTTTATTTTCAAAAAGGTGATAACAACCGTATTGCAGGCTGGCAGCAGGTGCATTATAGATTTTCTTTCGGTGCTAACGGCAGACCGAGAATGTATATTTTCAATACTTGCAAAAGCACTATAAGAACTTTGCCTACGCTTCAATATGACGAACACCAAGTGGAAGACCTTGACACCGACGGCGAAGACCATATTGCTGATGAAATTAGGTATATGTGTAATAAGTTACCTATCAAGCCGCTTAAGAGTAAGCCTGTAAAAGAGCTTGAAGACGACCCACTCAATCAGCGTGGAGAGTATAGAAGCAGTATGAACAGCTACGGTATCACAATTTATTAAGGAGATTTTTTATGAAAAAATATGAAAACCCAAAGAATAAAACAAATGACAATATAGTTAACGAAGTAATGCAGCAGGCAGACAATGAAAATAAGCCTGCATTAAATTCATTCGGTGAAAGAAACGGCTTAAAGCTTAGAGAAAACAGCAAGCAAAACCGCCGTTTGAATGTTATAGGCAAAAAAGAAATAAGAAATGCAAGAGAAACACTGCAAAAATACAAGCAGGAAAAGCAGTCGCTTGAAAACAGAATAGTTGCTAATGAGGAATGGTGGAAAATTCATAACTGGGAGCAAATCAAGAAAAAGGACGCTTATAACTCAGAGGGTAAACAGAACCCAAATGGTATTGAAACACCGTCTTCATCAGCTTGGCTGTTTAATTCAATAACAAATAAAATTGCTGATTTTTCCGACAATTATCCCGAAGCAAATATCAGAGCAAGGACTAACCCTGATGTGCAAGAAGCGGAAAGGCTTAGGAATGTTATTCCTATGATACTCAAACGCAATAAATATTACAAAACATATATCGCTGATGTATCGGAAAAAAGTAAAAGCGGTACAGGTATTACCTATGTCGGTTGGAATAAAAGCAAAGACGGCATAGGTGATGTAGAAATTCAAAATATTAATATTCTCTCTATATTTTGGCAGGGTGGTATCTCTGATATTCAAAAGAGCCGAAATGTATTTACTGTGGAACTTATTGATACCGATTTGCTTAAAAGTCAATATCCATACCTAAGTGAAGAAATATCGAGTGACAGTCACACCGAACTAAAAGAATATTTGTATGAAGATTATGTCGACACAACAGAAAAAAGTCTGGTGATTGATTGGTACTACAAAAAGGACGGCAAGCTTCATTATTGTAAATTCGTCAATGATGTTGTGCTTTTTGCTACTGAAAACGAGCCTGACGAATATCCGAACGGACTTTATGATGACGGAAAATATCCGTTTGTATTTGATGTCCTTTTTCCTATGCAGGGTAGTATTGCAGGCTTTGGCTTTATTGATGTTGGCAAGCAACCGCAGGAATATGTTGACAAAATGGATGCCGGAATACTCCAAAATGTATTGATGAATTCAAACCCTCGATATTTTAACAATAGAGAGGGCGGAATAAACAAAGAACAGTTTTTAGATTGGACTGAGCCATTTGTTGAAACTAATGGTAACCTCGGTCAGGATGAATTAAGGGAAATTAATGTTAAAAGTCTTGATAGTGCAGTATTTACTCAGCGTGACAGCAAAATTAATGAAATAAAAGAAGTAACGGCAAACCGTGATGTTTCAACAGGCGGTACAACGAGTGGTGTTACTGCCGCAAGCGCTATTTCGGCACTTATAGAAACAGGCTCGAAAGTAAGCAGGCTTGCAATTAAAGGCACATATGACGCTTTTGAAGATATGATTTATCTTGTAATTGAGCGTATTCGTCAGTTCTATACTTTGCCACGATATATAAGAATTGAGGGCGAAGACGGAAGTGAAACATTTAACACATACGATAACGGCAATTTACAAGTTCAGGAAAGACAAGCTATCAATGGTGATACTGCACAGTATCTTCCTGAGTTTGATATTGAAATAGCGGCGCAAAAAGCTTCGCCGTACAGCAAGGCGGCTCAAAATGAACTTGCTTTGCAGTTGTATAACGCAGGCTTCTTTAACCCTCAAAATACCGACCAATCACTTGCTTGTCTTAGCATAATGGACTTTGACCATAAAAGTGATGTTGTAGCGCAAATTCAAAAAAACGGTACATTGCTTGATTCACTCCAACAGGCACAAATGCAGTTGCAGCAGGCACAGCAAGATTTGACCCAATTACAAGAGGAAAATCAAAAGCTGAAAGTAATGTGCGACTTGAATATTGACGGCAGTAACCTTACAGGAATGAAAGGACAGCAGAAAACGAGCGGCAATATGCAACAAGTGAACGGTAATGTGCAGCAGGCTTCAAGAAGCGGCAGTAACAATATGCAAAGCACAAAGCCGCAGGGTGCGCAAACAGTGAAAGCAAGTACAAACGGCTCTCTTGCTGAGCAATCGGCACAAAAGGCTAATGAATCTGCAACACCAAGGTAGAAAATATGACGGAAATTACATTCATAAAAAGTAAAAACAGTTTTGAACTGAAAGTTGAGGGTCACAGCGGCTATGCTGAAAAAGGCAAAGACATAGCATGTGCCGGAGCTTCAACACTTGTAGTATCTCTTGCAAATATGCTTGAAGAAAGTGGCTTTAAATTCAAAATACCGCCGCTGGTAATTATTAAAGAGGGATATGCACTTATTTGTGCTTATCCTAAAAAGCAATACTTTAGAGAAATTGAAGCGGTATTCACAACAATAATGTGCGGCTTTAAATGGCTATCGGAAGAATTTAACGAAAATATAAAATTTTGCAATTAGGGTGTGACATTGATTAATTCGCCTTTGATATTATTTTGGTAAGAGCCGTGGGCTTAACCCACAGATTATAGATTCGCTGACTTAATCAGCAGAGGTATTTATGAAAAAATATGACATTCAGTTATTTGCCGACGGTACAGGAGCGGCTACTGCAGGAGCTGACGGCGGAGTAGGCACATCAACTGACAATACGGCAAATATTGAAACAGGTAATGCAGCAGGCACTAATGACGACAGTCAAGATAGAAAAAGTTTTGACGAATTAGTTAAAGGTGAATATAAGAGCGATTACCAAAAAGCTATTGAAAAAACTCTTAATAAGCGAATGATCCGTGCAAATGCGCAAATTCAGGAAGCTGAAATATTCAAAAATAAAGTTTTGCCGGCTATGGAAAAATTTGCCGCTAAATACGGCATTAACGACCCTAACGATATTGATTCGATTGTTTCGGCAATAGACAGAGATAATTCGTTTTATGAAGATATTGCTATGGAACGAGGAGTATCGGTTGAGCAGGCAAAAGAGCTTGTTCAGGCGGAACGAATTATTAAGCAGAATGAAATAAGACAGCGTAACGAAGCCCAACAAGCGGCTTTTCGTAATCAATATAACGGTTGGGTTCAGGAAGCCGAGGCACTTAAAGAATTTTATCCTGACTTTAATTTTGAAGTGGAAAGTGATAATGCTGAATTTCGCAAATGGCTTAACTACGGTATGAGCGTTAAAGACGCTTATGAATTCATCCACCGTGACGACCTTATGGGTAGTGCTATGAATTATGCGTATAACCAAAGTAAACAAGATTTTGCCGACACTGCGAGGGCAAACGCTAACAGACCGATTGAAAACGGTACTTCAAGTCAGCAACCCTCTAATTATCACGGTTTAACTTTTGACAAGTTAAATCAAAAACAAATCAGACAATTAATGACAGCTGCAAGTAAGGGCGAAAGTATTGACGAAAATAACTTTATGAAGTTTTTGACGGACAATTAATTGATTCACTCCTTACTTGGGTATAAGGAGAATTATGAATATTATTAGAGCACTAAGAAGTGCAAGCAAAACAGCAAAGAAATACAGCGCTCAGCTTTTTGCTGACCCTGTAATTAACACAACCGGCGACAGTGCGTTGTCACCGGGTATGAAAACATTTTACGACACCGCATTACTTGAAAGTGCGAAAGGTAATACATATTTTGCACAATTTGGCAAACCACAGACATTGCCTAAGCACAACGGTAAGAAAGTTGAGTGGCGTAAATGGAACGATTTTAAGGTTTCGACTACTCCACTTGTAGAAGGTGTTACACCAACCGGTGATAAACTCGGTCAGACAAGTATTGAAGCTGAAATTCATCAGTATGGTAGATATGCTTATGTCGCTGATGTGCTTAATCTTACACATCTTGATAATGTAATCGGCGGCGCAACAGACCGATTCGGCGAACTCGGCTCACAGACGCTTGATATTGTTACCCGAAACTCAATTATGACTGAAGCCGTTAAAAATGTGCTTTTCCCTCGCAAGAGTGACGGTACGGCAGTAACGGCAAGAGCACAGCTTGATAAGACTTGTGAACTCACACCACAAGTAATCAATAAAGCCGTAACTATTCTCAAAAGGAATAAAGCACCGAAAATTGATGGTTCATATATCGGCATTATCCACCCGGTTACTGCTTTCGATTTGAGGGAGTCGAAAGGCTGGAAAGAAGCGCACGAATATGCGGCGGTAAAAGAAATTTTTAACGGCGAAATCGGCGAACTTCACGGTGTAAGATTCGTTGAAACCGATAATGCAAAAGTTTACACAGATAATTGCCCTGTCGGTTATTCGGTTTATTCTACTCTTATTTTCGGCAAGGACGCTTGGGGTATTGTTAAGCCTGACGGTGCCGGTCTTGAAATGATTGTTAATCAAGTTGGTTCTGCAGGCGCAAGTGACCCACTCAAACAGAGAGGCTCGGTAGGCTTTAAGTTTTCAACTGCTTCTGCTGTTCTCTATCCAACAAGACTTATCAGCATTGAAACTGTTTCGGCAGAGTTTGGTAATGATGATGAAGCTAACTAAGGAGATGTAATTATGGCAAAATCAAAAGAAAATGTCACACAGAAAACTACCGAAGAAAATGTTGTGCAGGAAACCAATGAAACACCTGAAGTAAAGACATATACTCAGGAAGAAGTTGACCAACTTGTTGCGGCAAAACTTGCACAGCAGCAGGAAAGTATCGTTGAACCGCCTGAATTTATCCAGGATAACCCTGAGGGTGAAGAAATGGTCGTACTTAAACTTGATAAGCATTTAGGTCTTAATGACGACCCAAGAGGCGAATATGTTGCAATTAACGGTGTTGCAATGTTTGTACCACGAGGTAAAGTGTGCAAAATTAAAAAGAAGTATGCTGAAAGACTTCTTATGAGTTTGAAACTCAGAGACATTGAGGAATCATATATTAGAACTAACGAGGGCGACAAAGAAATAACTCTTTAACTCTTTAGTCGTTATAGCAAAATAAGGACAGGGAGAATATCCTTGTCCTTATTGTTTTTGAGGTGAAAAAATGAAAACAACTATAGGCGAAATATTAAGCTATTTTGATAATCAAGTACCTAATCAATACTCAGATGAAGAAAAAATAAGGTGGCTAAACGAGATAGAAACGCAAATATATAACGATATTATATTGACGCATAAAGATAACGAAAAAATCGCATTTAACGGCTACACAGCCGATACAGATATAAATACGCAAATGATTGTTGACTTGGAGTATTCGGAACTATATAGATATTGGCTTGAAAAGAGTGTTTACTACACAAATGGCGAAATTGACAGAATGAATAACGCCTTATCAATGTTTGAAAGCTACTACAACAATTTCTGCAATGCATATAACCGCAAACACCGTCCTATCGGTACTCACGGTTATAGATTATAAGGTGGTGACAGTATGAGTAAACTTCCAAAATCACTTAACACATATAATGTTTCAAAAGAAAATATAGAAGAATTTAAAGGGCTGGACCATAACGAACGAACTCAAAGCGGCGCTTGGTATGATATGCAGAATATGACACTTGATGACTATCCTGTTGCAAGTGTAAGGCGGCAAAGAGAAATTGTTAAAAGTCCGGTCAACGAATCTAATGAATATATTGAAGATGGTTCATCTACTTCCTATTATGAGGCGGATGACGCAGTTATGATTAACGGAAAAGTCGCACTTTTACAAAATGCGTCTATTGAAACCAACAAAGGATACTACAAGGGTCAGGTGTTAATTAATACTGACGGAGCGGTTGAATCTTTTAAAAAGGCAAGTATCGAGGGAACTATTTCATTCAACAACGATGAACTCAAACAATTTAGGAATAGTTGGTGCTTCTTTGGCGCAGGTGAGCCGATATGTAATATTGCAGGTCGTTGGTATGAATTTAGGACAAAAGAAGTTTTTTCGGGTAATGAAATTGCTTTTGGCGGAGTAGTTACCACGGATGATAATTGGACTTATCCTATGCTGATATCTGATGAAAAAGACACTATTGAAATGTATTACAATGACGCTTTTTTGACCGAACCTGTTGATTGGTCCAGACAGTTTATTAAATGTACTTATATTAGAGAATATACAGACGAGTACGGTAAGACATGGTATGTGTCACAAAATAGCGCCGCATTACAAGTCTACGAGGGCGAAAATAAATGTGATGTAAATTATATTTCTTCAAAAATTAAAGGTAAGGCACAATATTTAGGTAAATTTGAATCATGGCAAGATGCCGCAAATGCGTTAATAAAAATTTATTACAGCGAATCTGTTAGTTTATTCGGACTTGAAGCAGCTCTTGAAATGCCGTTTTATGAAGTTCCGGATGAATTGATTGATGTTAAGCATAATGCAGATTCAAAAGTATTTTTAAAAAACAAATATCTAACTGGTTATTGGAGATGTAACGATATTTCAGAAAGAGTTATGGCTAAATGTTATAGTTTTTATAAAACTATATATTTCAATGACCTTGACCATACTAAGAAGTTTGTTAAAGATGCTTGTTTTGAATATCTAAGTGAACACCAGGAAGATTTTCTTAGCAGTAGAAGCGATATAACCTCATATTATATATCAACCAATACGGGTATTATTTATGAAGTGAAAGATTATTTCACACAACAATGTAGAACTCTTTTAAAAGACAAATATGCTTTTGTGATTTGCAACGAGTATGCTGATGGGCATATTTCAAGTCATGGTTGTGTAGATGCATTTGAAATTTTTTTCTTTAACAACAGGCTCACCTTTAAAAATTTGAACACCGGAATTCTTGAATTTGAAATAAACAAAGTCGGTAATATTATATCGTGTACATCGAAAAATAGTTTTGTTGGGTCTCATTTTGGAAAACCAAGTCATGTAGAAAAATCATATAATATTAATTTTTTATTTGTTGCTTCAGATTCAATAAAAAATGCCCTCTACGAAGGTAATAATATTATTGAAATAAAAAATGATGAAGTTTTCGGTTTGGAAAGTCAAAATTATGTTGTTAAATTTAACGGAAGACATTGTGCTATGAAAACATCAAACATTAACCCTAAATGGTTGTGCGAACAACAAATAAAACCGGTTTCAATAAATGTAACCGTTGAAATTCAGGAATTAAAAAATAGACAAAACCTTGAAGATATGCAACTGCTAAATCAATCTCAAAGTGGCGAATGTAAAAGCATGATAAAAAGCGGAAATAAAATTTTAATTATTCCTGACGGCGTAATTATTGATGTCGAAAAAAGAACTGTTCAAAAAATAGCATATAAAGAAGTTTTTTTAGTTGGCGGAGATAATAATACTGCTTCACTTATGACCACTTGTGACGGTGATGAGAACACATTTAATTGTGGCTTTATTAATTTGAATTCTGATTCGATATACAGAATTGTAAATGGCACACTACAGAAAAAAATCACATTAAACGATAGAAGCATGTTGTGGAGTGATATACCAAGTTATGTTAGTTTTAGTTACGAAAATGCAAGCAAATTTGATAATTTCAAAAAAGGCGATAACATCGAAGTAAGTATATCCTTGAAAGATAAATCTTTTGACGAAACAAAATTCAAAAAAGGACTGTTTGAGTATGACAACTCAGCCGAAAAATTAAAAGTCGGAAGCTATAAAATACAAAAAGTAGGCGGTACCTTTATTGATATTTCTGCTCCGCTTATTAATTATGAAATTGATGATTCAAATTGGATAACAGGTTTTGACAGTACGAAAAACGAGTTTGAATTAACCATTGAAAAGAAGTTTCCTGAAGTTATGCCTTTTGGGGCACTGTGCGGTAATAGAATATGGCTTTGTCAAAAAGACGGTCACGAAATTTATGCGTCATCATTAGGCGATTATACAAATTATTATGATTTTTCAGGTTTGGCAAGTGACAGTTGGTCAGCAAATGTCGGAAGCGACGGAAAATTTACCGGTATAGTTAATTATCTTGGTAGTCCTTTGATTTTTAAAGAAGATACACTATATATTGTTTCGGGTTCGCAACCGAGCGAATATTCTTACACCGAAATTAATAATTTTAAAGGTGTTGAAGCAGGAAGCGAAAGAAGCTTTGCAATAATTGATAATGTTCTATATTACAAAAGCGCATACGGCATTATAGCCTATGACGGTTCAACGACTATAATCTCTCAGTCGCTCGGTAAGGAAAAGTATTGCGAAGCCGTTGCAGGAGCATATGGCAATAAGTATTATGTGTCAATGAAAAATGTTAACACAAATAAGTATGAACTTTTTTGTTACGACACAAAAAAAGGTATGTGGACCAAAGAAAAAGAAGAAAAAGTTGTTCGTTTTATTAATAACGGAAATTCACTTTATTATGTTACCGAAAATGCCGTTAAATTAGTCGAATCGAACGGTGATTCAAACGAGGATAAGGTGAATTGGTATGTTGAAACAGGCGTATATGGATATTCATATCCAAACAAAAAATATATATCACGGCTTCAAACAAGGCTGTATCTCGCCCAAGGTTCAACAGCAAGATTCTATATTCAATATAATAGCGACGGTATTTGGCACAGTTGCGGTAGAGAAGTAATAGGCAAAGGCGTTAACAGCGTTCTTTTTCCTATTCGCCCAAAAAGATGTGACCATATGAAAATTAAAATTGAGGGTAAGGGCGAATGTAAAATATATTCAATCACTAAGTGTTTGGAAGTAGGTGGAGATATATGAAATTACCAAAAATCAGCGAAATCAGTGCGAAAAATAATCTTCCGTATGTTGTTACATACATCAAAAATTTGGTGAATCTTTTGCAAGATTTTATAGATAAATCAGCTAAAGAAAAAAATGAAAAATATGTTGTTGATATAATCGCAACGGAAAATTATGTAAAAATCGAATATAGCGATAAAACAACTAAGGAAATCTATATGTAGGTGATGAAATGGCTAAAAGTAAAACCAAAACTAAAACTAAGGCAAATAATAAAAGCGCAAATACCAAAAAAACGAAAACAAAAACAAAAACAGAGACAAATTTATATACTGCTCCTAAGTATCAAGCACAACAATATGAAGTTCCTACAACATATCAAGCGCAGCATTATGATGCTCCCACATATGAAGCACAACACTACGACGCCGCACATTATGACGCCGATACTATTGATACTACTGAATATGACAATGAATATAACAGTGCAAAAAGTGCTTTTGACGCTATAGGCGATTTTGCGTATAACGACAATGCTGGTTATAAGTCGAAATCTGACGAATTATATAATCAGTGGAATGATATGTATTCCGGTTCGCAAAGAACAGCTTTTGATTCGTCACAAACTCAATTACAGACGACAGTTGATGATTTATTTAATCAGATGATGGAATACGGTGATTTTAGTTATGACCAAGAAAAAGATAACCTTTTCCAAATGTACAAGCAAAATTATATGTCAGCCGGTGACAAAGCAATGAAAAATCAGCTTGCTTCAGCAGTGAATGCAACCGGCGGTTATAACAACAGCTATGCTCAGCAGTCGGCGCAGCAGGCTTATAACAATACTATGAGCGGCTTAAATGATAAAGCTATTGAACTTCGTTCAAATGCGCTTACAGATTGGCAGAATGAATATAATCGCATTCAGGATAAGTATAACTTAGTTCAGGGGCAAAAGAATGCACAGGAAAATAGTTACTATAATCGTCTTGACGCCGCTAATAATGCTTATAACACTGTATACGGTGCATATCAAGATGATTATCAAAATCAATACAATATGTATAGCGATAACAGAAATTTAGCACAGACGAGATTAACTAATGCTCAAAATCAAAAGAATTGGGCGCAAGAATTTAATCAGACTGCTATAAACAATGCTAATCAACTTAATCAAAGTTCACAGCAACACGCTGATACACTTAATCAAAATTCAATTTTGAAAACAAACGAACTTAATATGAATGCACAAATTGCGACAAACCAGCTTAACCAAAATTCACAGCAGCATGCAGACCAAATGAATCAAAATGCATGGTCAACTGTAAGTCAGCTCAACCAAAATTCACAACAACATACAAATCAACTTAATCAAAATGCCCAACAACATACGGACCAACTTAATCAGAGCGCTAAGCAAGCAAATGATACGCTTAATGAAACTATTCGCCATAATAAACAAATGGAGCAGTTGCAACGCAAACAAGCGAAAGGAAAGTAAATAATGGCTATTTCAGATAATACAAAAAGACGATATCAACAATATAATAATTCATATGTCGAAAGTGACGAAGAACGCAAAAAGCGTGAACAGGCAAGACAAGTTATTAACAGTCAACCTGCGCAATACGAAAATGGATATATTCAAAAAATGAATGAACTCTACGACAAAATTGCTAATTCTAAATCTTTTGAATATGACAAAGCAAGTGATAAAGCATATCAGCAATATGCAAAAATGTATCAGCAACTCGGTGACTTGTCAATGAATGCAACTGCTCAAACAGCCGGTGATTTGACCGGTGGCTACGGTTCTACATATTCTGACGCTGTTGCAAACCAAACAAACGAAAATTATCAAAGTAAGGTAGACGAAGCATTGCCTGCATTTTATCAAATGGCGCAGAATGAATACAACGCTAAAGAGCAAAATGAACTGTCAAATTACCAGTCGGCTATTCAAGGGTATCAAAATGTTGAAAACAGCAATTATTATAACCAAAACGCTTGGAATAGCTTTGCCGGTGCTTCAGCTTCAAGATATAATCAGGAGCATGCAAATAAGATTAACGAATATCTTAATGATAAGAAGTTTTGGCAAGACCAGTATTGGAACGAACAAAACGCTGAAAATACAGCAAAAGAACTTGAAAGCGAAAGATACTGGAACGAAAATCAACTTGCAGAAAATCAAAGGCAGTTTGATAATTCGCTTGATAGTGAACGAAAGCAAAGCGAAAATGAGTTGGCGTATAAAAAATGGAATTCAGAAACAAGTCTTGCAGAGGACCAAAGACAATTCAATGATGAGCTTGGTTATGATAGTTGGAATACAGAAACAAGCCTTGCGGAAGACCAAAGGCAATTTGACGCTGAACTCGGCTACGATAAATGGAAAAACAAAACAAGTCTTGCAGAAGATAAGAGGCAATTTGACGCTAATCTCAAAGAGAACAAGAAAGAAAATGAGCGTAACGAAAAGTGGAAAGCTAACGAAATTAATCTTTCACTTGCCGCCGATAAGTGCGACAGCTTCAAGGATAAAAAAGATAATAAAGGTATGAAGTCATATCTTAATAAGCAAGTCAAGAATGGCAATATCACTCAATATCAAGCGGACGCACTTTATAAGCAATATAAATACACTGCAACTAAAAGCAGTGGCGGCAGTTCAGGCGGAAGACGGTCAAGCGGCGGTTCGGGTGGCGGTTATTCTCGTACTTCAAGTAATACCACAGAAAATTCACAAATCAAAGGTTCTTCGCCGGATGATATGACTGATAAAACAAAAAGCGAACAGGAAAATCTTAATATCTCAGACGGTATGCTTCAAGGAATCGGAATGAACAGAACAGACGAGGGCAGAACCAACGCTATTGAATCAATGCTAAATAAAAAGACTATTAACGAAGCACAGGCAAATTGGTTGCTGAAACATTTTAAATTGAAATAAAAGAGGTTGAATTATGGCTATAGATTTCGATAAATTAAGAAAAAAAGCTAAAAGGCGTGACGAGCAAAAACAGATTAAGGATAATTATGAATATTCTAAGTCAATGTATGAAGGTGTAAAGAATAATCGTGAAAATGTTTCAAACAAAACTTATCAGAAATACTATAACGATTATAAAAATAATACTAAGGCATATATAAGAGATGAAAAGAAAACACAACTTAATTCTGTTTTGAATATGCTTAACCAAAAGGATGATATTTCTTTTTCTCAGGCAAAAAAGAATTTTCAAAATGCTCAAACTAAAAAGGAAGAATTAAGGTCAACATATGATAAATATAAAGATGACTACGAGCGTATTAACGGTCAAGGTCAAACCAAAAACAAACTTCTTTCCAAAATGGAAGAAATGAGCGACAAGCTTTACGGTGATGATACAGTTAATACAGAATATAATCGTGCTACTCGCAGAAAATATGAAGCCGCTCAAAGGGAAAAAGAACAAAAAGAAAAATATCAAAAGCAGCAGGATAGCAATAATAAACTTCTGAAAAATACCGATATTCAAAAACTTGTCGGTAGTGCTTACAAGAATAAGCAAAATGCGGATATTGCCTTACAAGAATATCAGCGCTCAAAACAAAGCGGACAGGCTTCGTTCGGTGACAATGTTCAAGCTGAAAATTACAGCATTTACAACAAATCTTACGAAACTGCTATGCAAGCACTTAAAAAGCGTGGATATGACGCTGAAAGTTTGCTTGATACATATACTCGCAATATTAATAAGCAGGAAACTGCAAAAATAGCAAAAGATTCATCCAAATTTGCCGATAAACACCCAATTACTTCAAGGGCGGCTTATATTGCCGCTCAAATGGGGCAGGTTGCGGCTGTGCCAGATATGATTAAGCAAGGTGTAAGTAATGCCTTATCAAAAGAGTATAAGCCTATGGACACAAACACTTCTGCTTTTATTGCGACTAATTTCAGAAACGCTGTGCAGGAGAAAAACACCGAGAATTTATATAATTATGTTAAAGAAAAAAGCGGCAGTGATACCGCCGGCAAAGTTGTATCATTTCTCGACCAAACCGGTCTTAGCGTTGCCGATATGCTTTCTATTGCCTGGCTTCCCGAACCTGTTACACTCGGAATAATGAGCTGCGGTGCGGCGGCTAATACTGCTGTTGAAGCAACGCAAAGAGGACTTAGTGCGGATAAGGCACTTTATACCGCAACTGCGGCAGGTGTTGCAGAATCGCTTTTTGAAAAAATTTCGCTTGAAAAATTCAATGCCTTACAAGCAACAGGCAGAACAGGCGTGCTTAATACCGTTAAAGATGTTCTTAAACAGTCATTCACTGAGGGTTCGGAAGAAGCCTTTACTGATATTTCTAACGCTATTACCGACCAAATCATTAACGGTGATATGTCGGAATTGTCACTCAAATATCAAGAATACAGAAAGCAAGGAGCAACCGAGCAGCAGGCTCGTAATACCGTGGCTAAAGACTTTGGTATGCAAATCGGTGAATCATTTCTCGGTGGCGCTCTTTCGGGTGCGGTTGTCGGCGGCGTAGGTTCAGCCATAAATAAATTTTCTTTTAATGACGGCAACGCAAGAGAACTCGGTTTTGAAGCTAAATCACAAAGTAATGAAGATATTAAAAATCTTATTGATACCGGGCTTAGCAAAGATGAAAAGAGCAAAGCTTATAAATATGCCGAAGAACTCAATCAAAAAGCAAAGAAAACCCATACTATAAATAGCGACAACAGCACGGATGTGTTTTCGGGTACTTCGGTTAATAACGGCGGTGTCGATTATTCTAAGCTTAGCGATAAAAGGCTCGGACAGCTTCAATTAGAGATACTTAAAGAGGGCTTTAAGGAAAATATATCGACTGCTGTGAAAGGTGAGAAGAACGAAGCTAAAATAAACAGAACGGTCAATAAAATAGTAAGCGGTATTGACCTTAACAAAAGTGATGTTAAAAATATTGCAAGCAGTGAAAAGGCGCTCGGTGCAATTAATGAACAGTTTGGCTCAGATTTTACGAGCAAAAATATTTCAACTTCTGCACTTGCCGATTTGTCAACAAAGCTAAAAAGCGGCTTTACAGATTATAGCTTTGTATATGACGGCTTAAACAAGTATCAGCAAAGAACTGAAAATGCAACAAATACAACGCAGAACACTGCACCAAATGTTGAAGAAGACTTTTCAGCGGTACAGCAAAGCAATAACCCAAGATTTAATGTTAATGCTGTTATAAGTGATACGAACGGTAATCAATCTCCAATTAAAATCGAGGGCAAACATCCGTTTTCTATAAGCGAAGATAAAAGCGACATTAAACTTCGCACTTCCGCCGGAGAAATAGAATATAACAGCGTTAATTTAGCCGATAATACACAACAGATACTTGTTAATGAAATAGTTAACAACAATTTCGGCAACTCGGGTGCTAATGCCGTTTATCTCAACTTTGCTCAAAATAAGCCTGAAAATTTTAACGGCGATATCAGAACATATGTTAAACAGGCTAAAACAATATATGAACTCGGCGTGGCAAAGCCTGAACTCAGTTATACCGATTTTGTAAGGCAAAATTCTGTTTTTATTCCGTCACTTAGATTATTAGGCAAAACTGCAATAAATATCTATCGTGCCGGTCAGACTGACGCAACTAATTATGACAATTTTGTTGTTTCTCAAAGAAATGATGTTAAAGCGCCTACCCTTGCCGTCAGACATATTGAGGGTGAGTATACTAACACTTCAAACGGTGACAGTACTATTGATGATATTTTCATTAAAACAGCGCAAAAAGTCGGTGTGGATATTGAAAGACGCTCTGACGGAAAGAGCGCCGGTAACGGTCAGTTTATTTCGTCACTTGCTAAGATTGTGGTTAACGGTGACGGTAGCGGTGAGTATAACGCACTTCTTCACGAACTCGGTGAATTCGGTCTTGCTTATAATGAAAGCGAATATAAAAATGTTCAAACTGCTATTCGTGATTGGTTTGTAAAAGAAAAAGGCGCAGAAGACTTCAATACACTTGTTGACGCTTATGTTGATACATACTCAAAGGCTGAGGGAAGCAAAACAAGGGAAGAAGCGCTGAACGAGTTGACTAATGACGCAATTTCAGGCTTATTCTCAACTGATGAGGGTATAGAAAGTTTTGTCAATTATCTTGATGAAACCAAAACCCCGGCACAAAAGAAAAACATCCTCGAAACAATTACCGATTTCCTTAAATCAGTTATTGAAAAAATCAAGGATGTTATAAAAAATTCTAATTTGCAGTCGGCGGCAAAAACAGCTATGCAAATGGAGCAAAAGCAGGCGGAGCATATCTGTAATCAATTTCTTTCTGTTCTTGACGGTGCAAGCAAAAATCTCAAAAATGGTGTTGAGGTTGATGAAAAGCCTGCAAACGCATTGAATGTTGAATTTAACAGCGATACCGATTTTGATAAAAACATTAAGTATGTTGCAAATATGAAACCGGTGGCTTCACTTAACGGCAATGAATTTGCTAAAGGCGAAACCGACCTTGTTACACAAGTGTCAGATTATTTCAAGTCAATAGGAAACAAAGTTGAAAGCAAATACGGAACTATAGTACTAAATCGTACAGGCGTAAAGTCTTCTGTTTCTCACGGAATAGGCAGGAAGAAAGCCGTTGCGTTTATGGCAGTGCCGGATGTTATAAAAAACGGCAGAATTATTGACTATACTGATAATTATAAGAATCGTGATTATGATACAGCTGTGTTTTCCGCTCCAATAAAAATAGCAAACGAAGACTATTATGTTGCCACAGTAGTGAATGTAAATAAGGACAGTAACGAATATTATTTACATGAAGTAGCACTGATAAACAAAAAAGAAGATGAAACATTGTTCAAGACTGGGAATAGTCAAAAGACGACACCCAGCAATGCTTCATCTTCCATATATAGTTTACTCAATAAATTGCAAAATGTCAATAAAAATTCTAATGATGTTAAATACTCACTTGATATTGACAGCGACGGAAATAAACTCACACAGCAGCAGGCGGAGTATTTTAAAAATTCAAAGGTTCGTGATGAAGACGGTAATTTGCTTAAAGTATACCATGGTACATCCGAAAACTTCACTGTTTTTGATAAGACCAAAGGCAGAGCAAATATGGATATTCAAGGAATGTTTTTCAGCCCTTGGGAGCTTGACGCTAAAGGTTACGGCAGTAATGTCAACGCTTATTATATCAATATTACAAACCCAGCAAGTGAGCAAATGGGATATAAAGCGCTTCGTAAATTTCAAGGTCAAAATAATGCAGGTGTTAAGGCAAGAGAATATCTTGAAAGCCTCGGCTATGACGGTGTGAATAATGAAAATGAAGAATTTATAGCTTTTAATTCTAATCAAATTAAACTTGCCGATAATCTTGCACCAACCGAAAATGAAGATATCAGATTTTCTCGTGATGTTGATTATTCGTATGAAGAACTTACTAAAAAGCCAGATATGAAGATTACAAGAATTGACGATAGCATTGATTACAAGGCAAATTCAATTAGTAGAAAAAATATAATTGAAACTGCTATTGATAATGCTAAGAAAATCGGCAAAGTAAACGAAAACGGAAATGCAGTAATATATGTTGATGATATTAAAACAGATATTATTGTTTCAAAGTCTGCAATTAGACATTCACTTGATAGAAGACTTAGTATAAATGCTCCAGTTGTTATTAATGTTGGAAGTATACTTAAAAATTCAATTAGAATTAACGAACTTGTTCCAAGAAGCAAGTATATAGAAAATAGCTATGCTCTAATTGGCATAGCTAAAAACAATGATAATGAACCCTATGTAGTTTCTTTTGTAGTGAATAGGCATAATAATGAAATTCAATCAATAGATGTATTATATGCAGTGAACGCAAAAAAAGAAGTAGCCGCTCTTAACGAGCCAGAGTTTCGACCGATAAACGGTACAGCTCTTACTACTTCTAAAATTAGTATATCCAATTTGCTCAATTATGTCAATAATTATTTTCCTGACATACTTCCCGAAAGTGTATTAAAACATTATGGCTATAATAGTCGTCCTGAAGGCAATATAGGCGAAAGTGCATTGTTTTCTCGTGATGTGGACTATGTCGAATACTCACAGCTAAAGCGTGAAAACAAGCACCTTAAAGAGGTAAATGAGCTTTTAAAACATCAGTTTGAACTTACCAACGGCAGAGAAGTTAGTACAAATGCGTTGCTTGCGGCAGGCAGAAATATTATAAAGCTTACACCTACTCGTGTGACCGGTGTTGAAGTAGCTGAAGATATGAAGACCTGGCACGCACTTGATACTTCTGCACGGTTATATAATGCCGCTTACAATCTTGCAGAGAAACTTGTTGATAACGAAAGAAAGCAAAAATATCAACCGACTGACCAAGAACAGGAAATGCTTGATTATTTAAAAAATACAAAAATTAAGCTTTCGGATAAGCAGAAGTCAGAGGTTGCATATTATTATGGCAGCTACGGTAAATATAGAAATGCCGCAAGAGGTAAGATTAATATTACCGACGACGGCATTTTGCTTGATGATTTGTCTAATGAAATGGAAGAAATGTTTGGTAATCTTATTTCAAGCGATAATTCACAAGATTTGCCTATTATTCTTCTCGACCTTGTTAATACATACAAAGACAGATATATTGACAATGAATACGGCTACGACAAGCAAGAATACCTTGAAAGTCTTGCTAATGATATTCTTTCAGTATATTTCAAAACACCGTTGTACGAAACTAAAGCCGATAAAACCGAAAAACGGTTTTTGAAAGCAAGGTCAAGATACGCTGAAAGAGTTAATCAGTATCAAAAAGAACTTGCAAGCGAAAAAGAAAAGCATAGAAAAGAGTTCAGCGACTTTCGCCGTCAACTATTGCAACAAAATAGGGAGTATAGGGCTAATCTCAAAGAGGAAACAGTGCAGTATAAAGCTGATTACAGAAAGAAGCAAAAAGAAAAACGAGAGAAGAGTATGCTTTATAAAAGTTTCCAAAGAAGTGCCATAAGGCTTGCACAACTTGCTAAGCAGGATAAGAAAAAACATATTCCTAATAATATGGTTGAAGCTGTTAAAGGAATTGTTGATGTTATTTCTTTTGGCTCAAAGCTTGACAGTGAAATTTATTCAAAGCTTAATGCTCTTGACCGTAGTTTCAAGTCACTGAAAAACAATGACGATTACGAAATGGTGACTTCTGTTTATAATAACTATGTAAGCCAGCGTATAGACCAGTTGCAGACAATGATAGGTGACAGGACGGCTAAAGACTTTACTATTGATGAACTTAGAGTGGTGGATGACCTTGTGCGCACAACTGTTCAGGTGTGCAATAATGTCAACAAGCTTTTCTATGCCGAAAGGAATAAAACTATTGAGAGCAGTGTTTCAAAAGTGTCCGAAGAACTTGAAAAGTTCAAAGGAAATAAAAAGTTTGACTTGGGTATTGTTGATTCAATTAAATATGGTTCTATGAAACCTGAATATTTCTTTGAATATCTCGGCTCTGATGAGCTTCTTAGGCTATATCGTGATGTAAGAAAAGGTGAAGACACTTGGGCTGTTACTGTTGATAACAGCAGGAACTATGCTAATGATGTCCGAGAAAAGTATAAATGGAAAGAGTGGAATAGAAAAAAACGCTATGAAATAACTACGGCAGCAGGAGATAAGCTTAATCTTAATCTTGAACAGCTTATGGCAATTTATGCTATGAGTAATCGTAGGCAGACTCTTAATCATATTGTGCACGGCGGTGTTGTTATTACCGACAAGCCTAAAAGTGCTATTCAAACACTTAAAGATAAAAATTACAAGTGGAATGATAGCTTAACTCACAAGCTTGCTTTTGAAGATATTGCAAAAATTAAAAGTATGCTTACAGAAGAACAAAAATCATATGTTCGTGATATGGTTAAGTACCTTTCAACTGATATGGCGGAAAAAGGTAATGAAATATCAAGACAACTTTATGATGTTGAACTGTTTAAGGAAGAAAATTATTATCCGGCAAGAACCGCAAAAAACTATATGCACAAAAGTAGTGTAGAAACAATAGGTGCTAAAAAGCTTATAAATTCAGGCTTTACAAATGCAACTATCGAAAAAGCCGAAAACCCACTTCTTCTTGAAGAATTTGATAATGTTTGGGCAAGCCATATTGACGAAATGGCAAGCTACAATGCTTTTGCCTTGCCGCTCGAAAACTTTGACCGTGTTTATAACTATCAATCAAGTAATGGCGATAATTATAATTCAATAAGAACTTTGGTTGAAAATGCTTATGGCAAAAAGGCAACAAGCTACATCAGCGATTTACTTGAGGACCTTAACGGCGGTGTGATTCATGAAGCCGGTTCGGATGTTGTTGATAAGCTTACAAGTATGTTCAAGAAAAACGCTGTTTTTGCGTCGGCTTCAGTCGCTATTCAGCAACCGTCTGCTATTGGCAGAGCGTTATCAATAATTGACACAAAATATTTTGCTAAAACTACTTTCACAAAGCGCAGTTATGAAGAAATAAAGAAATATGCACCGATAGCTATAATCAAGGAAATGGGATATTTCGATACTAATATGGCGCAAAGCACAGTTGATTATCTCAATAATGTTGATTATAAGGGCAAAGAAAAGTTATCTGCATTTTTCAAAGACGGTTCGTTTCGTGACGAGGTTTTCGGAATTGCGGCTTCAAAGGCTGATGAGATAACCTGGGCGCACATTTGGAACGCTTGTAAAGCCGAAACAAAGGACAAACATCCTGAACTTACAGGAGAGGAGAGCTTAAAAAAAGCAGGCGAAAGATTTACGGAAGTAATCACAAAAACGCAGGTTTATGATTCGGTCTTTTCTCGCTCAGCTCTTATGCGCAGTAAAAACGGAGCAGTGAAAATGGCAACGGCTTTTATGGCGGAGCCGACAACTTCTCTTAATATGCTCGTTAATGCAACTGTTCAGGCAAAGCGTGGTAAATTCAGTAAGAAAAAGGCGACAAGAATTATTGCGTCACTTGTTATTGCAAGTGTTATTAACTCGCTTCTTCAATCTATAGTTACAGCTGCTCGTAATGATGATGACGATAAGACTTATTTTGAAAAATATCTTGCGGAACTTATTCCTAACTTTATCGACAATGCTAACCCGGTTAACCAAATTGCATTTGTTAAGGATGTCGTTTCGATTTTTCAAGGCTATGATGTGACGAGAGCTGATATGTCAGTTGTCAGTGATTTGTATAATTCAATTAATAATCTGAATAGTGATAAGCTTAGTTTTGAAGAAAAAACGGAAAGCCTTGCCGGTGCGCTCGGCGCTTTCTTCGGCTTGCCGGTCAAAAATGTTATTCGAGATATTAACAGTGTTGCTAATGTCGTTAAAGGCGCAAAGAAAGGCTTCAAATTTGATTCTGCAATGACTAAGGAAGCTACAAAATCGAATATTAAAGAAGCTTTACTTACTGACGATGCACTTGCAGTTTTCGGACTTGACCTTTTTTCCGAAAAGGACAAAAACCAAATGATTTACGAATCAATCATAAATGATGATAAGCAAATGTACAAACGCATTGCCGATAATGTGAATAACCCGGATAACTATATCAAAAAAGGCTTGATTGAAAATGATGAAAGAGTAGCGACAGCAGGTCTTGATTATTTGAACGGTGATATAAAATCGGCTATCAGCACTGCAAAGCAGCTTGAAAGTGACGGCTTTGATTATGAACTTGCTTTCAAATCAATAAAGTCATATGCAAGTGAAATTGAAAAGGCAGCAGGCTATAAAGCTGATGAAGATACTGAGAAGTTTAATAATTCACTTGATACACTTCTTTCAAGCGGTATGGATGATGATACTATTGAAAAAGCCATAGACGCAGTTAAGCTTGATGATGAAAAGGAAGATACGCAAAGTAAGCTTTATAACAAGACTGATTTGATTAACGCTGTTAACAGTAGCGATAAAACTGTTATAAAAACAATAATTGATAATAATATCAAAACTGATATGGCTAACGGCAAAACCAAGTCGGAAGCAGAAAAAAGCATAAAGTCTTCGCTTTCAAGCACTTTTAAAGAAGAATATTTGTCAGACGAATCGAAAAGAAAGGAGATTAAGTCAAAACTCAAAATGACCGGATACTTTGATGATGAAGATTTCACGAATTGGGAAGCTTCATCTTATAATACCGAAGCAATGATTGAAGCTTTTAAAACCAATGATACAAAGACTATTCAAGGTTATGTCAACAAGAGAGTGGAAGCAAAAGTTGCTAACGGTATGACAGAGGATAACGCTGTTTTTGGGTTAAGGACCTCAATCACAAATCAATATAAGCAAAAATTCATTAATGGTAATGCAGACGAAAGAGCGAAGATAATCACAATAATGACTAAGACAGGTCTTTATGGGGATAGGACAAAAGTTATAGCTTACATTAATCAATATTGGCTTAAATAATTAATACCGAGGGTGTGACGAACACTCTCGGTATTTTTGTATACTAATTCAAGAGGTGAGCATATGGAAAAACAAGCTTATAGAAAATCTCTTGATTTGCAGAAAAGCGGAACTCAATGGAGTGTAGACGAAAGATACGGCGACGCTAATTCAAGAAAAATAATAATTTCGTTAACCGACGGTGGCAAACCATTCTATCTTGATGAGGATGTTAATGTATATGTTGCCGCTACAAACGGCTTATTTGTCGATTGTAGAGTGGAATCAGGTGTTGCTATTTTTGAACCGACACGGAAATTCCTTGAAACACAGGGAACTATAAGTTGCGAATTGCGTCTTATCAGCGCTAATTCTTCAGGTCCGCAAGTTTTGAGTTCTCCGAGATTTGAAATTGAAGTGTATGATGTCTTGGCAGACGATACTAAAATAATAGAATCAGAAGATTATTCAGCATTAGCCGCTCAAACAGTTAAGGCTGTTGAAGCTACTAAAAGAGCAAATGATATTTCACAAACACTTGAAGATAAACTCGCTAACGGTGAGTTTAAAGGTGAAAAGGGAGATACCGGTCCACAAGGTGTTCAAGGCGAAAAGGGTGCTAAAGGTGACAAAGGCGATACCGGACCACAAGGTGTTCAGGGAGCAAAAGGCGACAAGGGCGATACCGGTGAGCAAGGTGTTCAAGGACTTAAAGGTGCTAAAGGTGACCCCGGTACTACCGACTACACTAAACTTACCAATAACCCTGTTGCGCTTATCACTACCGAAGAATTTGACGGGTCAAAACTTGCTGACGGCGCATACATTGTTGCAAGGAAAAATGGCAGTAGAGTTTTTGTCACTAATGACAAAGGTGTGAATATTGGCAATTGTGCTGACCTGCCTTATGGCACAATAATTAGCGTTTACGATGGCACTGCTGTGGTTATTTTTGGTTCAGGAACTTTCTTTGTTGACATAAACAGTACAAATGATTGGGATATGGGAGATTACTGCCCGGCACTTTCAGAAGTTGAAAGTATGATTTCCTTAATAGATATGACTGACATTGACATTTCACAAGCGCTTGTCAAATTTAAGAGCATTGACGAAAACAACCTTTCAATAACTATGAAGGAATTTGCCGAAGCTATGATGCAATATTTCCAAACCTATGACGAGCAAATTTCTGCAAAACAAGATAAAATCGTCCTCGGTGACGGCTTGAAGTGGCAGAATGGCAAGCTTTGCCTCGATATTGAGAACGGCGACAACTTAAAATACGGCGCTTCAACAGTTCAAGCCGAAGTAATAAACGAAAATGAGGTGACAGCGAATGAGTGATGAGAGAGTGAATGTAAGTAAGGGTTTGCTGGATAACTTATCCAATAGCGTTCAAGCTCTTACAGGAACTGCAGAAAAAATGTCAATTCAAGATATGAGCAATGCCGTGGGTGCTAAAGCTAATGAAAAATTTGAATTGATTGAAACTATTGTTTTGACTGAAGAAGTTAAACTTGTTGAGCGAACAAAAGAACCTGACGGAACTGATTATAATTTTAAGGAAATGTTAGTTGAAGTAAGTTTTCCTACAAGAGATAAGTTGGAAAATGACTATTCTCTTGGTATTGTTCGGGCAGATTTTGGCTCATTTACATATGCCCCTTATTTTACACCAGGGGCTATAACAATTCTTCATACGTCAGGAATTGGACAACTACAAAGAATTTATTTATATGAAAAAATAGACAAACAAATGTGTTTGATGTATTCAAATTATGGCGCAGACGGAAGTGCTTACTCCCCAAATAATATGGCAGTCGGCGGCAATTTTGGCTATACTACGAAAAACAGTATAAATAAGTTTACTATTAGTACAACGAAACCTTTCCCTGTCGCCGCAAAACCAACAATCAAAATTTACGGCATTAGAGCATAGGAGGGATATTTATGTTTGCAGAAATTAACGGCAAATATGTCGAAATTGAAGAAGAAGTTTTTACACCTGACCCACAGGCTGAAATTCAAATGTTAAAGCAGGAACTTGCAAACTATGATTACATAGGTGTGAAAATTGCAATGGGAGTTGCAACAGCTGACGACTACAAAGATAAGATTGCTTACACCGAAGAGCTTCGTAAGCAAATAAGAACTTTAGAAGAGCAAATCGAGGTGACACAATGACCGATACCATAGCAGTAGCGCTTG